CTATCATTGTCAACTGATTGATTGCGCTAGTTGAACGCCACAAAGCAACTGCAGATGTAACTAAACCAGAACCATTGCTATCCCCACTGTAAGTTGCTAATATGCTTTTGTATGTAGAACCAGCATAAGAAAAAAAGTCATATGTAAACATACTCAAAGCCGCACTATTTGTGCCATACACCCTGAAAGATGGATCATTTATATTTGATACTGAAGATGTAGTAGAGCCATCGCCAGTCATTATTATTGAACTATAGTTAGTTCCAGTATCGCCATTTATTTGAAGTCTGGCGCGTAAAGAGGCAGTTGGTATGTTTACAAGTACTAATCTCAAATCAGTATATGTAGCAGGAATGGAGCTAAAAGTAATAGTTGCAGCAGCACTACCTAAAGTAGTCGTTGCTATTGGCTCGTATGTCGCTGGCATTAGTTACCCCTTGATTCCGTAGAGAGCAATAGTACTCCCCGTTGCAAATGCTGTTCCTGTTGAAATGTAAAAATCAAGTCTATTTATTGCTGATGTGTTTGTCCATAAATTAGAAACTAAATTTATAGAACCAGACCCATTTCTATCAATACCACCTAACGTTTTTATTGTTTTATTTTTAGATGTTGAAGCATAATCAATAATATCTATTACTGCTACTAATGGGTCTGTAGTATTCATAGATGAAACAGGTAATTCTGCTGCGTAAGTTGCCCCAGTTGACCAAGCGCCTATAACGCTTGACCCATCTCCGTACAATAAATGTCTAGTGTAATTAGCGCCACTATCATTATTTACTCGCATCCTGACTTGCACTGTTCCTGCTCCGCTTACTGGAAGCGTGCTGTACCTAATCTGTAGACTCTTGTATGTGCTTGAAATTGAACTAAATGTGCAAGTAGTAGCAGAGCCATTTCCAGTAAATGTGGCAATACTTTCATAAGATGTAGGTGTTGCTGGAGTTACGCTGTTTGAGGCAGCAGATGCTGTAGAAGTTCCGTTAGCGTTTGTAGCGGTAACTGTAAATGTATACGCAGTCCCTGCAGTAAGTCCAGATACCGTGATTGGACTTGAAGCACCCGTACCAGTCAAACCACCAGGACTTGAGGTAGCTGTATAGGTTGTGATTGCCTTACCGCCTGTAGCATTTCCAGTAAATGCAACCGATACTGTAGATCCTGTACCACCATCAGTGGCTGTACCAATGGTAGGTGCTTGAGGAACTGTGGTAGCAGTAATGCTGTTTGATGCTGATGATGCTGTTGAGTTACCACGAGAGTTTGTAGCAACAGCAGTGAATGTATAAGCTGTGCTTGATGCAAGACCAGCAACTGTTAGTGGCGATGCGGCACCAGTAGCGGTAAATCCGCCAGGGTTTGACGTAACTGTATAGCCAGTAATTGGCAGACCGCCATCAAAGGTAGGCGCAGTAAAGGTAACAGTCGCTGCACCATTATTGTAGGCACGAGATGTGCCTACGTCAGTAGCGGTACCAATCGTTGGTGCGTTTGGTACCTCACGGCTAGATGAAGAAACGACTCCAAGGATTCTCATTAGGCTGCTATATCTCCTATTAGTAACCAAGTGTTAGTTGCTGTTTTGATAAGAGTTCCAGATGAATACTGAGCGCGAAGTTTCAAGAATGAATCAGCAGAATAAACAGTTACTCCAGCAGCCCCAGCTACTGTAACTTGACCTGCTCCCATTTGAGCCAAAGTAATCTGTGTTCCGATAGGAAATGCCACCGAAGCATTGGCAGGTACAGTTACTGTAATTGCAGAGCCGTTAGTCAAAGTCACTACATCGCCTGCATCTGTTAGCGCTAATGTATATGTCGTGCCGACTTGAGCATTGAATGGCAGAGTCTGATTTAGGCCTGCTTCAAAAGCATTGAGATCGTCTGAGGTAAGAACGTGCTTGACTGTCGCACCGCTTGAGTGGCTTACTGCAGTGGTTCCAGCTCGACCACGAACGATTGTAAAAGTATCAGATGCTGCAGCGGTAATGAAGACAATTTCTTCATTCGCTGTATCTGGGTCAATGGCTACTGTGAACTGGTCTGCTCCACCTGCTGCCAAGGTGACACCACCAAGAAGTGATGAGCCTGTACCAGAGGAAACAGTCATCGTTGTATCACCACTTGCAATCGGTGATGCCAGCGTAGTCTGAACGCTGATGCTTGAGTATAGACGTGTCATTGGCTTTCCTTACTTGGTGTAGTGGATACGAATTGGATACTTGTCTTGTAGTTTCAGGGCTTCGTCATTGAGTCTCTGCTGGAATAAAGCAAAAACATAACGAGAAGCAGAAGCGCCAGAGTTGTATGGGTTCTTGGTGTCATTGAGATCAGCCTCAGCGCTGGATAGATTGATACGACCAGCATCAAGAAATGATAGAAGTTTGTAGCAGGCACCTAAGACTGTTACATCGTATGTGCTTGCTGGCAAGCCCGTGACATCTTCATAGTCATCTGTGCTGGCATCAAGAGTATTAGGTTCTGTTGTGTACCAGACCTGCACTGTTCGACCAGGCTGGATGTTCTCATAGATATTCACTGTGACATTTGTATTGAATGTTGCGCTGTTAGCCATTGGGTCGATGCGCCAGCGATTGATAGGTAGCCACTCTTGGCTTGAACCTGTAGTCTGCCAAGACATATAGAGAATCTGCTCGCAATCATCTGGCATTGCATAAGTCGTCTGAGATGCGTTGAAGGGTAATAACTGTTGATAGTATCGTTGATAGCCTTCTTGATTGTTACCTTTGGGAAGGTTGGAGCTAGGGTAACTGGGGCATATTGTGCGTGTGGCGAGGCTGTAGTGCCTTGATACCCACGACCAAATCCTGGAATAACATTGAGGGTATTGCTTGCTTTATCAAAGGAATCAATCCAAATCAATTCGTCGTCAACCTCAATGATGCCTTTGGCAAGATTGGATTGCGAACCGACCTGTATCTGGGTTGACGTTGTGGTCAAACCAGCAGCGTTAGCAACGTAAGTGATGCGATCTTGACGGAGTGTGTAACCCTGTAGGTTACTCTTCACCTCGTCTATCATCTCGGACAGTGTTGGCATTGTTTCCTTCCGTGTACCAGCCGTCTCCCCACAGGGTTAGTAGCCTGTTGAAGTATTTTTCGTATTGCTTCGCAATAACATCTACGGAGTAGAGCGATACAGCCCTATCCCTAATTGCTTTGCGGTCTAGATTCTTGACGTTCTGTGTCGCCAAGATGAACTCTTCTACGTTACGACATCTAAAGCCTGTAACGCCTTCTACTACAGTTTCAGTAAATGCACCCCAGTCTGTAGTAATAACTGGAGTTCCGCAGGCTTGTGACTCAATGTTCACATTGCCAAAAGGTTCTATGTACAGAGTAGGTACAAATGTTGCAATGGCATTACCCATCAACTCTGCACGCTGTTCAGGTCCTACTGCTCCGACATATTCACCATAGTTCGGTATGTGCTCACCAGGACCTGCCATAATCAATTTAGCACCGATGGTCTTGCAGATATGCGCTGCAATATCCACGCCTTTGCGTGGAATCATTCGACCAATGTAAAGGTAGTAATCACCCTTACCTTCGCCTAACGGGAACATCTCAGGATCTAGATACCCTGGAATGACCGCATCAAAGAATGAACCATCTACTGTGGCTGCATCTTTGTGCTGTGCATAAACGCTGTGCATCCAAGCATAGGATTCAAATACTCGGTAGTTAGAAAATACTCCAGAGTATCCAACGCCAAACTCTACTGTCATCATATGTGGCAGAGCTAGAGCGATAGGCTGATGTGAACCACCTGCGATAACGCAGATGAAATCTTGCTTCTCTGCTCGCTTGCGGATTTCCGCAACAACCTTCTTGTTGAACTTCTCCCAGTGAGGCAAGCGGTAGTTGAATGGTGCCTCTACATACGGCTTGTTACCTACAACGATGCGTCGTTGTGTCTCAGTGATACAGGTAATCAGTTCATCTACATTGGCTTCATTCTCTTCGCCAGCATAGAGGTAAACTGTATGACCTAGGCTCTTCATCATATTGCAGAACCTGCGTACCTTTTCAGTGTACGCACAGCCTGCAAATGCTTTAGTGACTTGGGTATGTGGTAATGCTACGACGTGAAATCTCATACCACAATCCTATCAAATTATCTAGGCTGACAAGTCTCCTACTGCTACCCACGTGTCGGTTCCACGTTTGATAAGAGTTGCCGATGACCATTGCGCTCTGAGTTTGAGTCCAGGCGTAGCATTGATAGTCACGCCACCTGTAGCCACAATCGTTGTCTGACCAGCACCAGTTTGAAGGATGCTGACCTGAGTTCCGATTGGAAACGCAACAGATGAGTTGAGTGGAACTGTCAGGTTATTAGCAGAGGCATTGCTGATTTCTACCAACTTAGAAGCATCTGCTAAAACTAAAGTATAAGAGACTGTCTGAGAGTTGAGCGAAAGCGTTGGGTCGCCTTGAGGACCAGTAGGTCCTGTTGCACCTACGGGACCCGTTGCTCCAACGGGACCTGTTGCTCCTACAGGACCAGTTGGTCCTGTGGCTCCAACGGCTCCTGCAGGTCCTTGCGGTCCTGTAGGTCCAGTTGCTCCAACTGCTCCAGCGGGGCCAGTTGCTCCGATAGGACCAGTAGCG